CGTGCTATTCCGGGACAGTGCCCCGATACCTTGATTAATGCTGTGGACGCGGAGTCCGGCTGGTGTTTTCATAATCGTAATGAATACGAGCAACCCGAATCGGGCCGACCACGCCATCCCCACCACAGGGAGGGAAAGCAGAGACGTGCGGTCGGCCCTGTCCCTCGGTGCGACCCGGCGGGCATGGGAGAATCTTGAGCGGATGGATTTCGACGGCCCCCTGCCGGATGCCGACAAAGGCGGGGAGGGGTAGGTGCCAGCGCTGGGCACTCATGCCGCCTTGCCTTTCGGCGTAGCACCTTGGGCATACACCTTTTGCGCCGCTTTACCGGGATGCTGAATAGGCGCATCTTGTCCAACATGGGTACCGACACGGCTCATGCAGCGATCCGCCCGGGGTTCTCGGGAAGGGCATCGAAGTCAGCAAACGAGACATCGATGCCGACCTTCTTGAGTTCGTCGATAATCCGGCCGCGCCAGTATGGGGGGACGCCCCGGCCAGATTGCCGCCACTTCCTTCTATTATCATGAGAGGCACCCAAATGGGCCGCCGCCGTGTCCACAATTTGCCAGTTGATGCTCATTCGGGCAATATGGGACAGATCGTCCCCCCGGTCAAGGACAACATGTCGCCTGTTATTTCAGAAATAGGCGATAATGAACCGGACATGAAAACATGGATTGAGCAGGGGCAATTCGAGGAAGCGCTGCGAGCACGGGTGATTGCCCTGCGGAAGGCGGCAAAGCCTAGAATCACCCAGAAGCAAATGGCTGATGCCATCGGCATCGAATTCGAGACATACAAAAAATATGAGACGCGCTCGCCAATGCCCGCTTATCTAATCCCGCGCTTCGCAGAAGTTATTGGGCAATCAATTCTGGTGGTTATGGGCGCAGAGCAGGCCGGCTTCAGTGTAGATAACGTGGCGGGAAAATTGGCAGACCTGATGCGCACCCCTCCCCCGGGAGGGTGGAAGGAAGGACACGCTCGATGGCTAGCAGAAGGTCTTGGACATGCTCTCGGCTTGCCGACAGTTGATCATGCCAATCCGCCCACCCAGGATGGCCAGGCGCGGGCTCGGCCGCCTGCAACAAATCAGCCCGACGAAGGGCTGAGCGATACATAAAGCGAGCCAACGCACAGTCTTGATAGCAAGGCGCACACCTACGCTCGCACTGCGGCTCGGACAGTTCCGTTCTTTTCATTATAATCCTATCCACCCATCGCACAGGCGGGACGGCCCAGCTTTTCCATTAGGCGTCGGGCTGCATTGCGCAATGCAATATCGACCAGTTGCTGGCTCGCCCAAATTAATTAATTATTCGTTGCCAGAGTTGTACCATTCTGGGAGCGCCGCCGTAACGATTTTTCACAACGGCGGTTAAAAGGGGACAAATAGTCCTTTACAAGTGGGACAGATCGTCCCATACACTACCTCATCAGCCCACAAGCGATGAGGTCTCCAAGTGAACGTTCAGAACGCACAGCGCCAAGCCGAACAAGCCCGCAAGGCTCAGGTTGCAGCATGGGCTCGCTGGAACAAATCAGACAGCGCCGAAGATATGGCCGCATGGGACGCTTCTGTCGTCGCCATGCGCAAGGCCGAAGACGTTGTTGATCGCGCCGAAGTCTGGGCTGACGCCAACGAGGATCGTCAGGCTGACTGGTGGGATGCTGCCGTTTCGAACGGGAGGGCTTGAGCCATGAACGCCCAATCCAAATTCAGCGCGGTCGCCGCGACCCTCCCCGAAATCCTCGGCTGGCACGAAACCCGCGCGGCGCAGAACATCCTGCGCAACATCGACGCCATGAACGCGCCGGCGAGCTGCACCGTGATCCGGCAGGGCGTCCATGAAGACCGCCGCGTCGTCGAATATGACCGCGAAGACCCCCGCGTCATCACCCTCCATGCCATCGCTGAAACATGGTTCGAGATGGCAGAGGCTTATGCCCCACTGATCCTGCGCGATGGCTTTGCGGACGTGGACGAGCAGATCAGCGCGGCGATTGATGCGGCGGTGCGGCGGGAGGCTGAGCTGGACCGGGTTGCGGCGCTGCTGCTCGACGGCTTCACGCTGGGCGATGCTCGGCGGATGGCGGGGGAAGTGTTGTGAGCGAATACAAGATCATCAAAGGCGGCCCGCTCCCAACGCCATACGGCCAGAAATACCCTTGGCCGGATATGGATGTTGGCGACTCCTTTGAAGCGCCCGCCATTTCAAGGGGCACGATCTCTTCCGCTGCGACTTTGGACGGCAGGAAATACGGCAGGAAATGGTCAATCCGCAAGATTGACGAAAACACTATCCGCGTCTGGCGCATATCATGACCACCCCCATCCGAGGCGCAGGCCATGCGCAGGAGTTGGCCAAGGATGAACTGGTAGCGGCTTTGAACGGGCTGCTTGCGGGCATCTATCTGCACGACGAGGACGGCCTGACCGAACATGCGGAATGTGTCATCGCTGCCCGCGCGGTCCTCGCCAAATACGGCCGTCCATCATGATCGCGCGGCAGAGAGAGCGCATATCCTGCGCGCTTGACCATCGCTGCGCTGACATGGGGTGCCCATACATGGGGCAGTTCAGCGGCATGGGCTGTGGTTGCCACCTGACGCGCGATGAGATGGCGATTGGGATCATCGCTGAACTGGTAGCAGCCATTGATGAGTTGGCGGATCGCGCTGAAAACTTCAGCGTCTCCGGCGTCTATTTCGATGAGCCGTGCATGACCGCAAATGTTGCGGCGCTCAAGCGTGCCCGCGATGCCGTCACCAGTGCGACAGGTGTGGCATGAACCCGCTCCACATGATCGCCGCCACCATCACAGCCGGGCTGATCGCCTGCCTCATCGCCTACGCCATGACCCATGCTGCGGACTGGCTCGATGACAAGATCGCCGCGCATTTCATTCACATTAGCTCTGGAGACGTATCATGAGCAATATCGCAGAAGTGTTCGAGGGCCTGCTTGCCAAGCACAATCTCCATGTCGTCAGTGTCGGCATTAATACGCACTGCTCGGATGGCGCGCAATGGAATGCGACGGCCCATTGGGAAGGCTTCTCCCGCGATGGCATAGCCTGCGCGTCAGGACATGCGGCAACCCCGCGCGAGGCAATCGAGAAGGCTATCCGCCAGTCAATCGTCGACCGTGCCCCCCATGAGGCTGACGTGTCTGTTCCTGCGCTCGAAGTGGAGCAAACAGCATGAAACTGGTTCCAGACTGGCACACCGCCCCCGCGTCGGATCGTCGCCTCGTCGGCTGGCAGCTTGTGGCGATTGCCGCGCTGGTGGTGGGCAACTTCGTCCTTTGGTGGACGCTGTGACCGCGCCCGACAGCCATCGTGGCTGGACGATCCGCCAAGGCTGCTGGCCGGAACCAGCATGGATGGCCACTGGCCCCGACTATGACGCTTGGACCGAGGGCGAAGGCGAGTGGGTGGACAATGGCGAAAAGGCCGATGCTCCGACCCGCGCGGCCCTGGTCATCGAGATTGATGCATGGTTCGAGGAAAACTGGCCGGACATGTGCGGCGCCATCGCAGAACGCTTCCGCCAAACATGGAAGGAGACGAGCAATGTCCATCAGTAACAACCCGCCGCCCTTCGAAACATGGTCCCTGCATATCGAGGAGTTGTTTGAAGAGGCAGGCAATTTTCTCGATGGCGAGCCCATCCTTACCCAAGGCCAAGCCGATGCCGTTGGTGTTCTTCTGGACGCCCTGCGCACAGCGAAGCGCGATGCCGACGCAGAGCGGGCCAAGGAAAAGAAGCCGCATGATGACGCTGGCAAGGCGGTCCAAGCTATTTGGAAGCCCTTGCTCGACAAATGCGACCTCGCCGTCTCGACCGCGAAAAAGGCGCTGACCCCATGGCTTCAGCATCTGGACGACATCCAACGCGAAGCCGCCGAGAAGGCCCGCCATGAAGCCGAGGAGGCCCGCCTAGCCGCCATAGAGGCGCATCGGGCCGCGTCCACCGACCTTGCCGCCGCCGAACGCGCAGAGGAACTGGAGAAGGCCGCAGCACAGGCGCAGAAGCTCGCCAATCGCGCAGACAAGGCCAAGCCGCAGGCAATGGGCGGTGCGAGGGCAATCGGCCTGCGCACGTCCTATGCCGCCATCATCGACGACCAGCGGGCATTGCTCAACCATTACGCCAAGGCCCGGCCTGCCGATTTGATCGCATGGCTTCAAGATCAAGCGGACAGCGATGTCCGAGCGGGCGCCCGCAATCTCCCAGGTGTTCGCGTCGAAGAAATTAGGACGGCAGCATGACCGACAATATGAAAATCTGGAACGCTGTCCAGAAAACCAATCCAGCGAATACGAAGAAGGTCACGCAGCGCGGCGGCTTCACGTCGATATGTGCCCAGTCTCAAATCATGGAAGCGACCCGGCAGTTCGGCCCCATCGGGCAAGGCTGGGGCTATGAGTCCGAGACGCCGATCTTCCACGACAACCTCGCCTTTGTTCGCGTCACACTCTGGCACGGCGACCGCGCAAATGTGTTCGGGCCAGTCATCGGCGGGAGCGAGTGGAAGAACAATAAAGGCTATCTCGACAGTGATGCGCCGAAGAAGGCCACCACTGACGCGATCACGAAGCTGCTTTCACAGCTTGGCTTCAATGCTGATGTGTTTCTAGGCCTGTTCGACGACAATAAATATGTTGCCGAGGTCACGAAGGAATTTGCCGAACAAGCGGCTCCCGCGCCTGATCTCATCGCGGACGACACGCGCGACATGATCGCCACCCTTGCGCCCGCTGCCGGCGTCACGCTCCAGACGATTTGCGCCCAGTACAAAGTCGAGAGCCTGAAAGACCTGACCGTCGAACAGGGCGCCGCTGTCATCAAGCGACTGAACATCACGATCAACACGAACAAAAAGGCCGCATAAATGCAGACAATCTTCATTACGGGCGCGCTCGGTAGCGATGCCGAACTGCGCACCACCCAGGGCGGTGACAAGGTTTGCAGCTTCAACGTCGGCAGCGGGCAGGGTTTTGGCGACCGCAAGACCACCAACTGGTTTCGCGTGTCCATGTGGGGCAAGCGGGGTGACAGCCTCCAGCCATATTTGCTCAAGGGCACGAAGGTTGCCGTCTGCGGGGAACTGGAGATCGGGGAGTTCAACGGCAAGCCGCAATATAATGTCCGCGCCAACGAAGTGGATCTGACCGGCAACCGGAATGCCACACGGCAGGACGGTCAGGCGACCGGCAATGGTGGGCCACAAACACGCCGGCCTGTTGAAGAGGAATTGTCGGACGATGTTCCTTTCGCGAGTTCGGACTTCGCCCTTGAGCGAAGGGCAAGCTAATGTCTCAGTTGGGCAAGGTCTGCTTCAAATGCCAGGAATATAAGCCCTATGGAGGCTTCTATCCGCATGGGCGGATGGGGGACGGGTATCTCAATAAGTGTAAAGATTGCACAAAAAAGGATGCGCGCCAGCACCGCTTGTCCAATTCAGAAGTGGTGCGCGAAAAAGACCGAACCAGATCAAGATTGCCAGAACGCGTCGCGGCGCGCGCAGACCGAACGCGCCAGTACAGGACGATGCATCCAGAGCGGTACGCGGCCCACAGTGCCGTGAGTTATGCACTGCGAAGCGGGCGCTTGGCGAAAACCCCCTGTGCGTTCTGTGGTGATAATGAGCGTCTCGAGGCACACCACCACGACTACAGCAAGCCGCTCGACGTAACATGGCTGTGCAGCCCGTGCCATCGCCGGTTTCACGCTCTTGAGCAGATGGCAACCTATGAGCCAGCAACCATTGCGGCGGGAGAACAATCCTGATGCTGCCTCGCTCCGCCTTCAAGCCACGCCACCAGAATAGTCATCGGGGCGACATCCTAAAGCGGTGCGAACCTTTCCTGCGCTGGCTCCGTGGCCGCCCGTGCCGCCTCGCTGATCGTGGGGGATGCGGCGGAAAGGTTCGCGCCTGTCACGTAGATTATGCCGGGGACAAGGGTATGGGAACGAAGGTCAACGACCGTCACGCCATACCAATGTGCGACGATCACCATGAAGCCCAGCACCGTTGGGGATGGCAAACGTTCGAGGCGAATTTCAAGATCAACGCGCTGGCTGATGCGGCTGTCTATTGGGCGGCATGGCCTGGCCGGTTCGAGTGGGAACGCGAGCGATGACGCAAACGCTTATCCTGTCTGGCTCTACCCAGCGCTTCAAGGCGAAGGCCCTGATCGACGTTGCCCCAGTCAATGCGGTGGTGAAGATTGACGCCCCACGGCGGACGGTGGACCAGAACGCGCTCATGTGGAGCCTGCTGTCTGAAATATCGCGCGCCAAGCCGGAGGGCCGCAACTTGGCGCCGGAAATTTGGAAGGCGCTTTTCATGTCCGCAGTCGGTTTCCAGTGCACCTTCGAGCCGGGGATTGATGGGCAAGGCGTGGTGCCGCTGGGGTTTAAATCCTCCCGGCTGACAAAGGCCCAGTTCAGCGAGCTTATTGAATGCATCCATGAGTACAGCGCGCGTCATGGCATCGCGCTGTCAGACGAAATTTCAACCAAGGGAGCGGGGAGCGCCTAACAAGCCTCCCCGTAGAGATAATGGAAATCCTCGAGCACGTCACCGGACGCTATGTCCACCGCATCAACCCCATGCTGATTGCCCGCGTCATTGCTTACAAGCGATGGAATGCCGGGGAGGTTAGGCTGGCTGATCATAGGGATGCGCCGCGATGAAACAGGCAGGATGCGCGGCTTGTGGCTCATATCCCGTTGGCGAGGACCAGTTTTGCGATCCATGTCGCGCGGAGTACTCGCCCGCCAATGATCGGGATCATCCGCTAGTCTCGGATGAGTGTGGCTGTGCCGCTTGTAGAAGCGACGTAGCGAGGATTTATCCGTGCATGGGAGGGAATAGTGATGGCTGAATGGCAACCAATCGAAACGGCGCCGAAGGATGTCCCAATCCTCGCGTGGTGCAAGACTACTTGCGACGATGATCGCTGTTCCTTCAGCGGTATAGGTGAACGCACGCTAGCTCCAGACGGTTCTTACAGGCTTTGCCTCTATCATGGCCACGCTGAAGGAATGTCAGCCTGTAGCGGCGGACTTCAGATCATCGAATGGGGCGGCGGTTGGGACGATAACACCCACGAATATTCCGGGGGTTGGATGCCTGACTGGTGGTTCCGCGCCGGGAGCGAGTTCGAGGAATCCGCCAATCCGACCCACTGGATGCCCCTCCCTCCCGCCCCCAACAACCAGGATGATGCGTGATGAGTGATTTTATCATCGAGCGTGTTCATTGCTGTGTGTGCGACGGCGCTGGGAAAGTCAGAAACTTTCATTTTTTCAAGCGCGATTGCCACGTTTGCGGCGGCACTGGCCAGCGGCGCATCTTGGTTCCTGTGAACCTTACGCTGAAAGACGCGGATTGGGCTCGGATGGTGGCCATCATGGGAGGCGGGGAGACGTGACAGCCCCAGCGCGCTTCACGAAGGCAGATATGAAACGCGCTATCACTGGCGTCGTCGCTGCCGGCCTTCCTGTATCTCGGATTGAGATAGACCCGAACGGGAAAATCGTCATCCTTACCGGCCTGAAGAATCAGACGCAGGGTGACGGCGAATGGGACGACCTCGAGTGACCAAGGGCTTGCCGATATATGTCACGGCGTTTCCGGATAAGAACGGCAAGGCCCGTTACCGCTTCCGGCGCGTTGGCCACAAGGCCGCCTATATCAATGCTGAGCCGGGAACCGATGAATTCTGGCAAGCCTATCTTGCACTCAAGAACGGAAGGCCCGCGCCAGTCGGGGAAAAGCTTAACGTCCCCGGCACATTCAACGATCTGATAGCGCGATATTACCGCAGCACAGCCTGGCACAACATCCCGAGCGAGCGGACCAAGATCGTCTATCGCGGTGAATTTGAGCGGTTCCGCAACAAGTACGGGGACAGGCGCGTCGCAACAATGACCGCAAAGCATGTGTCCAATCTCATCGCGGCCATGTCTGACCGGCCCGGCGCTGCTGGCAACCTGCTCAAGCGCCTTCGCCAGTTGTTCGACTTCGCCATTCTCATGGGCATGAGGAAGGACAACCCCGGCAGGGTCGCTCGGGCACCGCGCAGCAAGTCCGATGGGTTCCACACGTGGTCTGAGGACGAAATAGAGTCCTTTGAGGCGACACACCCGCTCGGTAGCCGGGAGCGCTTGGCCCTGTCCCTGTTGCTCTACACCGCTCAGCGCCGCAGCGACATTGTTCGCATGGGGCCGCAGCACATCAAGGAAGGCAGGATCCGGGTTAACCAAATGAAGACCGGGAAAGAGCTTTACATACCGATGCACCCACGGCTCGCAGAAGCCATAGCCGCCTGCCCATCGGGCCAACTTGCCTACCTCGTCACAGCGCGAGGCGCGCCCTTCGCAGCCGCGAGCTTCGGCAACTGGTTCCGCAAAGCCTGCGACAAGGCCGCTTTAAAACAATGCAGCGCGCATGGCCTGCGTAAGGCAGCGTCCAGGCGCATGGCAGAGCTTGGCCTATCGAACCAGCTCATCAAATCCATCACCGGGCATACGTCAGATTCTGAGGTGGCGCGCTATACCAGAGGCGCCGATCAGGTCGTCATGGCAGACCAAGCTATGGCCGCAATGGTCAAGAGTATGTCTAACTTGAAACCGGATGATATGTCTAACCATCGCGAAAGTGTTGGAAATGAATAGTAATTTTTATGTTGTGGTGCACCCAACTGAGGTGTATTCATCAAATGAATCCAACGGCCTAATATGTCTAACGGGGCAGGGGCCGCGACGTAAGTCCGCCAAAACCCCGCTATTCATGGCTAACCAAAATCGGGCCGCAACGGTGCTAGTAACACCGCGCGGCCCTGACCAGACGAAGGGTATTTCGCATGGCTAAAGAAACTCTAGCACAACATATCTGGCGTGGGGAGCAGCCGCTCTACACTGACCAAACAACAGGCATACCGACAGCCCTAGGCCCGTTCGTCATGGCCAAGGTCAATGATGGGTGGACGTTCTCACATGTCCGTCTCGACGGGGCGCTTGGCCATGGTGAAACCATTTTTGCCGCATACCACCTCATGCTGGACGCTTATGAAAAGTGGTGGCGTAAAAGCGCGAGGCCGCAGGTCTATTTCATTGGGTCGCGTGCAGAGATGACCGCTCTGGTCAAGATCGGCTATACGATCGATGTAGAATCTCGGCTTAGCAACCTGCAAGTAGGCAACCCCATATCGCTGAGCATCCTTGCGACGGTTGATGGCGGCAAAAACGTAGAGGCCAGCTATCACATGCGCTTTGCGAGCCAGCGCCGGGAGGGTGAGTGGTTCGTCATCAACAAGCCCATCCTCGCTGAAATCGAGCGTCTATCATGACACCCCGCATCACAAGCTTGGAAGGCTACGGAAGTCGCGGACTTGTGCAGTTTTTGCACACGTTCCCCTGCGAACGTGGCGTGATTCTATCGGGAACGGTAGAGCAACATCGGGGGCGGGCACCGCACTTTTGCCGCGCGGGGTGCGGGGCATGAGCTTCGTTGTCAAAAGCTGGGATGTGTTCGTGGATGGCTATGGCCCCGGCTATGGGTTCATAGCCAAGACACGCGGGAAGGCGCTGGCCGGTGCTTGGCGCTGCGACGCATTCAATGCCATCACGTTCGGCCAATTCCTCAAGATCGCTCAGTGCAGGCGAGGTCAGGATCGGCCTGACTTCGGGAGACCGATCACGGCCAACGGAAGGCCCGCATTCTTCGTCGGCAGCAATCGCCAATATGTGCAATTCGTCTGGCCAGATGGCGACGTGGTGTTCAATTCGCACCCGTTCGATGTCGAGCCGAACGAGGTCCGGCCATCAACATATCGGCCCGCATCATGAACCCCTCTGCCCCCCGCGATAGATTGCGCGCGGCGTCCCAACCCCCACCAGAACGAGGCGTGTGATGGATCAGAAAGACCCGCCCATCGAGCCGCAAGATTATCTCTACGGCCTCAAGGTTGTCGATATTGGCGATCTCCGGGTTGCGCGTGGCATGTCTCGCCGTCCGGTTTCGGCCTGCAAGCATAAACCTCTCGTCTATGACGAACGGGAGCGGCGCATCTGGTGCCGGGACTGCGAAACCAACGTCGAGGCGTTCGACGCATTCCTGATGACCGCTGAGAATTTCGGCCGCGCAGCCTCTGAGATCACGCGCCAACGCGAAAAGCTTGAGGAGGCGCAAAATCATAACATCATCCGTGTCGCCGTCAAGCAGATGGATGAGCATTTCAGGCGCAAGAATATGGTCCCGGCCTGCCCTCATTGCAGCGCGGGGATCTTCCCGGAAGACGTTCTGAAAATGGGCAGCATCAACCGCAAATGGGAAGAGGTCCGCAGGGCCAGAGACGCCCGTTTGAAGAAAGGAGACCCAACCCCATGACCCCACCAAGCGAAGCATGCGGGGTAGTAGTGCGGCCCGTGTTGAAGCGAGATGCTGAAACCGCCGCCATCCTGGACGAGCTCAGCGGCCTGCAAACTTGGGCAACGTTGCTTATGGCGCGCAGCATCCCGAAAGCGAGGGAGGCATACGACCTGATCCAGCGCACCCGCATATTCATCATCGAGCGCAGCGCCCACCTCACCGCCCCTGAACAGGAGAATGATGATGACCGCTGAGAGAATCGTAGAAAGCTCAGAAATTCGAACGGCGGTAGAGCGTGAGGAGTTCAATCTCGTCGCCTTGCTCAAGCCCCGTATTTTTATGGACGGGAACCAGTACTGCGTCTTGTTCGGGGAGAGCCTGATGGAGGGCATAGCTGGCTTCGGAGATACCCCTGTGCTGGCGGTATTCGACTTCAACAAAGCATGGCACCGCCCATTGCCCCCTCCAGCCATCAAGGACCAGCCCCATGACTGACACCCCCTCACAGGCCGCACGGACGGCGGATGAACTGAAGCCTTGTCCGAACCCATGGTGCTGCGCAGATAGAGGCTACCTATACCGTATTGAAGGATTTGCGGTTGTGCGCGTTCAATGCGGGCTGTGCGGCCTACAAGGACCTGCTGTGTATACCGAGACCGAAGCTATCACTTTATGGAACACCCGCCCCGCCGAACAGGCCATCCGCTCGGAATATGAGGGCGAGCCGGTGGCGTGGATGTATGAGCGACCGAACACGGCATATCCTGTCTTGCCAAACCTTGTTGAGGTCGAGCGTTTCCGATCCGCCGAGGAATATGCGGGTTGGACGGAGACCCCTCTCTACACCCGCCCATCATCCGAACAGGCCATCCGCGCCGACGAGCGGGGGAAGGCGCTGGATGAGGCGGCGGCGCTGGCGCTAAAACTCACCGCACCCGGCCCTTGCGAGAATGTCGGCGCAATGGATTGGGAAACCGGTGTCCGTGAATGTCTGCTGGGTGATGATAGATGCCAGTGCCTTACCGAGACTGTGAAGGGTGAGGAAATCTCCACCGCCATCCTCGCCCTCAAATCGAAAGGACAAGGCGATGCCGAGTGAGATCGCCGGGAAACTGTACGACAGGACGGGCCGCGAGATCATGCGCGGTGACATTGTGAAGGTCTACCACTTCACCGCAGCCGTCCGGCGTAAACGCCACTTCATGTACAAGCAGGCGCTTGGGGTTGTGATGCTCGGCAATGGCGATCCGTGTCCTTACATGAAGTTCAGCCACCTCGATATGAGCGAAGATAGTTATCACGAGTTTTGCGACGGTCGCGTTCTGAAAGATTACGAGATCGTGCAGGGCACAGACGCCGATTTCTATGACCGGCCAAGAGCCTATCCCGCAAAGGACACCACCCATGCCGACTGACCCCAACGAGATCGAGAGGCTGGCGGAAAAGGCTATAGCTCATGCGAGTCTCTACAGCACTGGCGAAGGTGATCCGAGACGGAAATTCACTATGGCCCAAATGGAAATAGCCATCGCATATACCCTCAAAGCCAAGGAGCAGAGCGGTGAGTGAGGCGGAGCGGATCGCGGCGGGATTGAGCGAGGCGCAGCGGGATGGAGTCGTAGGGGAGTTCTTGGGCGGCACCTACCGCGTGACCAGATGCCGCCGCGCTCTTGTCGCCAAGGGGATTTGCCAGCCGGGCACGAGAGCATTGACGAAACTCGGCCTTGAAATCCGCGCCATCATCGAAAGGGAAAGCCATGGATAAGGCAGACGAAGAGCTTTGCGCGCGGATCGTGGAGGAGGCTGATTTCCTAGACGATAATCGTCCGGGCTCCGAGCGCTCGACAACTGTTCCTCTACTCCGGGATGCCCGCGACCGCATCACCCAACAGGCGCAGGAGATCGCCGCACTCAGGGAGGCGTTGCAGCCGTTCGCAGACGAAGCCGAGAACTATGCTTACGGTGACGGAAGCGGCGAGCCGGATTTGAAGGGTTCGCCGGACCATAGTTCATTGAACGAGATGAATGACCTTCTCGTCGGCCATTTGCGCCGCGCCCAAGCAGCCCTAGGGGACAAGCCATGAGCGACGGAGTCACATTATTTCATGTCGCGGTGGTGCTAAGCTTAGTGCTCCTTGCTAGAATTATTGGGTAAATGATGAGTGCGAGCAAAAGACGGTGGCATCATCTGTGGTGCCACATCCTATGGGGTAAGCATCCCGTCCACATCGTTCACGCACCGTCGCGCATGTACGAATGCGAGACGTGCGGACTTCGTTACCGCCATCCTTTTTTGGAGTTTTGAGCCATGAAGCCGAACCAAGCTGACCGCGAGGCGGCGGTTAAATTCCTCCGCGAGCGAGGCTTCCCAAGCTGTCACACAGAGGCCGACCTGATCGAGTTAGGCGAATGGGACCATCATTCATCAGTCCAAGCCTTCATGCGACACCGCCACGCAGGCATGGAACTGGCGCGGGCAGAGGCGGCGAAGGTGGTTCAGGGCGAGGCGCTTATCAACCCAACCGACAGCGAAGATGACAAGGCTTACGACAATGCAATCCGCGATGCGTTAGAAGCCATCCTCGCCATCGACCTTGACGCGCTGGGGGAGAAGTGATGATTAAGCGTTTCACAAATTATTACCGCACTTGGCGCGGCAAAGGCGCGGCCAAACTTGATCACAGGCTATGGCTTCACTGGGCTATTTTTGGGAAGTACCCAACACCATGACCGACCTAGAAACCAGAGCGCGTGAGATTGTGGCCACACTGCGCGGCATCATTATGTGCAAGGAAGACACCGACGCGGTAGCCGATATTATCGAGGATCTACTGTCAGAGCGAACTTGGCAACCGATCGAAAATGCGCCGAAAGACGGGACATATATTCTGTCATTTGACGCCAACTCAAACTACCCGGATGATGTCGAAGAAACGATATGGATCGCCTATTGGGATCGCGATTGCTGGCGAATAGCACTTGATGGGCAGTCCGTGAATCCAACGAATTGGATGCCATTGCCAACGATGAAGTTGGGGGAGAAGTGATGGACACATACGCAGTTTGCGCAGCGGTCGTGGTTTCGGCCTTCACAGCCATCTTCCTGCCAATGTTATTGGTCTATACATGGCGTGATTATCGTTCGGGCGGCTCTCTTCCGTTCAACATCGCTCTGGCAGCTTTTGGAATTTTAGGGGCGGCTTTGTTCGTTCCTATGTTCTGGCTTATGATCCCATGAGGGGAACCCCTCCGTCCCAATTCCTGCTCGGCGCCTTGTCCACCCTGGCATTGCTGGCCGTGGGATTTATATGGTGGGCGTGGTAGCTGCGGGCCGTTTCCAGCATCTCGCGTTGACCCGGCGAGAGGGTCGGGAAGCTGTATGCATCAGTGCTTCCCAGTGGTGTTAGCCCGCGTATCAACTACGCCGCCGCAGCCCTCAGGGTATAGCCGAACCCGGTGCGGACTGCAACTGCGCAAACTCAAGCCAGACCGCATCATATTGCACGTAACAGGATTTCAGTTCGGCTTTGATCCGGTCTGCGCGGGCAGCTTCCCCGACAAGAAATCCTGCATCCTCGGCAAAAAGCCCTGTTCCAGTTCCGACTGGGGGAGCCGCTTGATCGGCGGCACCTTGGGCGGCGGTGGGCACGGGGCGACGTGGCCGGTTCCGCAACTGCTCAAGCAGAGCATCGCGAGCGGCAGAAATGTCAGCAACTTCACGGTCTTTCTCCTGTTGGATGGCCTTGGCGCTTTCGGACATGCGCTGCTCGGACTGCCGGTATTTGATGCCCTGAGCCTTTCCGACCCGTATCATCGCCGCGACCTCAGAGCGTGCCGCATCCCTCTGCCCCATCACATGGTCCAGTCGCCACCACAGCGCCCCAGACAGGCCCGCCAGCGCGAGTATGGCCGCAAGCTGAGGATTGGCCCGCACGAAGCTGAACAGCGCTGTGGCGGCGCTCAGGAGGCGGGAGAATAGGGTTTTGAGGATGAGGCCGATCATGGATTTGTCTTCCGTGTGCGGCCTGTATCAAGAGCGATTTGCAGGCAGAATTGGACGATATGCTGAACTAGATACGCCTCGCTCTCTCGGCCAGGGCTGTCCTCGCCAATATTCTCCCACAATTCCTGCGCGACGTGAACGGCCTCATGGGCGATAAGGGCGGCGATTTGCTCGGTTGAGCCTCCCGTCTTGTCGAGTGTGATGATGCAGCAGGTGCTATTGTCTTTGCGCAGATGATGGGTTGTCGCATTGGCACCGCTGCGAGCCAAGAATGCTGTTTTGCCAGCATCGAGGCGCTTCATCTCTTTCGCAAACGCCTTTTTTGACGTGGTGAAGCCAACATAGATCGGCCATGGCCCCATATGACAATAGTCGATATGCGGCTCGCTCACTTCCTCACCCCCAAATTATAAACCGCCGCATGGAATGGCGACAGCCGCGTCCACCATGGCGGGCCTGGTTTCACGGCGGGCGCAGGCTCGGCGCGCATCCGGTCGATTTCGGATTGCTGGGTCATGACTTGTCTCCAGGGAGGGTGGCGGGCGGATCTGATGGCGGCGCATTGGCCAGTGATTGGCCCATCCTGTCGAGGCTGCGCTGAGTCCACCTCTCCTTGATCGCGTTGATGATCGACATAAGCACGGCGGTCCACGCCGACGCCTCGCCCGCTTTGTTTGCGGCAATCGCCACGCCGGCAAGATGGATGACGCCGATGGCAATGATCGCCAATAACGCGATTTCGCTGGCGTGGTCGGATGGCGGGGCAATACGCGGGAGTTTCATGCTGCCACCCGGGTTCGCAGCCATCCGAACGCAAAGGCTTCGTTTGTCTGCCTCGCCTCGCACAGCGCAATGTACCGCTCGCCTTGCAACGCATTGAGTGCTGCGAGCATGACTTTGCTGCCTTCATTCCCGCGCTTATCCAGATATGCCTTCAGCGCAGCGCGCGTCCCGGGTCCGGCGTCACCGTCTGCCACAAGGTCGGCATAATCGCGGCCCTGATTGTTCAGGGCGTTCAGGGCTCTTTGCAGGAACATGGCAGCGACCTTGGGCCCCATGTTCACGCCAGTATCGACCAGCTCCGCGCCTATCGCCGGGTCCATCGTTCCGATCTTGTCAAAGCCCGGGGCGATGACATAGCGGCGCAGATAGATTTCCTTGGCCACGGCCCGGGGGAGATCGCGCAGCGGGCCCGCAAAACCATTTGCCCGGGCGGTCTCTTTCGTGATGCCCCAGTTGGTTTCGCCCCCTGCATCGCGCTGGTCATTCACGTACCGGCCTTCCCGGGTCAGCACGCCTTCGATTACCTGGTCTATGTTCATGCCAATTTCTCCGCCACCACCCGCACATAATTACGATCCGGCGCGTCGGGATGGCGGACGAAGTAAACCGAGTGCGCTTCAGCAGCGAGAGTGCGCAGCGACGGCGGGTTGATCACGCCGAGCGCCGCCATTTCCGCGCGCATCGCCTTGCCCGCCGCCAGCGTTGTCGCCACGATGGTCTCGGACTCCTGCACGCTGTCCACCACGCGCTCTATGGTCCAGCGGATCATGCCCGTAGCACCGCGCGGAACGCCGCATCCGCGATATAGTCGCTTGCCACCTGTTGCGGGGTGAGCGGCCCGTGTATCCGGGCCATGGCATAAACGCGCGTGGTCGGGAGCGACGTGCTGGTGCGATTGCCGAGCCGCATTTCAACATTGTCGAGGGCGTCGGCAGCGGTGGTATTTGACGCGATCTGGACGCCGTTATGGTACATGCGCTTATCGCCAGCCGCCCGACTGATTGTCACGAAACTGCCGGAACCATCCGTGTTGGCCACCAGCGTTGCCGCGGCGCTCTGATTGATGCGCAATGCAGCTTGATCCGAGGCAGTCCGCGCCTGGCTGATTGTTGACGCCGCGCCCATATCAATGCCGCCATCCTGCCCGGCCGTTTCGCTCCAATAGCCGAAACCGCCGACGCCCTTGGTGATGTTCCAGCGCAAGGTGTCGCCTGTGGTCGGGTTGAATACGAGCGACATGTAGCTGCCGGTGCCACTGCCCTGCACGCCGCTTTTCGCCGTCCAGGTCATGTTGGTCAATGTCGCGGTGAAGCTGGTAGATGTCATGTTGCGGAGCATGTCCGCCTGACTGCTCGCCCAGTTTGTCCAACGCAGCACGATATTCTGGAAATAACTGCCGCTGTTGATCTGCCCCTGGAAATAGTCGGCCAGAGCGGTTGCGACCGCCGCTGTTGGCTGTGTCGTCAGGCGCGCAAGGAAGGCCGCTGCTTCAGTATCCCCGCGTGTCCGCTGCCAGCCCACATAGCCGTTATCTCCATGCGCCCACATGCGGCATTGTTCCGGCGCGGAGGGATTGCCCGTGGTCTCGAACAACGTGATGCGCAGATTGGCATGGGCGTTTCGGACGACATTGGGCGGATAGAGAGCAAGACCGGACGCCAGCCGGAATATGACCTCGCTGCCGAGTGTTCCATCCGCCGCCCGTTCCCGATAGCAAAGGTCGCCGCCAAACCCCCAGCCGATCGCCTGCGTATCGCGAGCATACCAGAAGCGGATGGCGCCCGATGGATATACCACGGGGGACGGCGTGTTATAACGATCAGCGATGGTGGCGATGGAAACCGGGCTGCTCCACGCCGAGCCGGTATAGCGGATATAATAAGCATCCCTGCCATTGGCCGAATCCTGGAATGTGATAAACGGCAGATCGTTGACGGCATCAAAGGCGAGCTGCGGGATGCTGCCGTAATTCGGCAGGGTGTGTGTGAAGAGCCGGTAGTTCGCGACAATGGTGGCCTCCGCCAGCGGGACCGCATCCGATCGAGCGCCGCCATAGGTGTTCCAGGTGTCGGTCGCCGTCTGATAGACGCCGTAATGAACGTGCCGGCGCCAAGTATCAGCACCATCCGCCTGCGCCCAGACCATGTGGATATCCGTGCCGCGCACGATGCCATTGCCCTGATACCAGCGGCCTTGCGTGCTTTCGAACTGTCCGACGATGACGCCCGCCGCGACCGTTGGAACATCCGACCCGTCGAAGGTGATGGCGTAGCGCCGAAGCCGGTACAGGAACGACGTGCCCTCGCGAGAGAACAGGTGCAACGTGCTGCCGACCACATAGGCATGGGGGTAGGATGAACCTTCTGCAACGGCGAATTGCGTCTGGGCCGTCCATGCCGTCACGTCGCCAATATTGGTCGTGATCGACCACTGCATCGGCAGGTTGTGCGCGCCGTAGAACACCGCCCACCGGCCTGACGGCATCTTGACAATGCAGGGAACGCCGTGGTCATCGTTCGTCATGGTGACTGTGCCGACGACATATTGATCGCTCCACAGCCCGGTCGCGTGGTCATAAACCGCCGCATAGACCTTGCGGACAAGGGTGTTGATGTCCCACCCTTCCCAGGCCGACCATGTTTTGTTGGTCGATGCGTCATAAACTGCGGCCTGCCCGGTCGCGCCGGGATAGTTCGCCGAGGTCGAGCCATTGGTCGCAAAGTTCTGGCGGACATAGGGATCGACGGGCACGGATGCAGCAGCAGCGTGACCTTGAAGCCGCAGCCCGAGTGAAAGCCCCATGCCCATTATCCGTGCCCCTTGTCGTTGCGGATCCGCTCGGCGCTCTGGTCGATCTGCCCGATTTGCACCGCCTCACCGCGCCCCGTGGCAAAGCCTTCCATCCGCGACAGGCGGGCTTCAAGGTCACGCTTGTCCGAATGACAGCGCTCAACCTCGTCGCGCACGGCAGCAAGATCACTGCGCACCGCCGCCATGTCTTTCTCAAGTGTTTCGCGGTATTCCTTCCAGCGCGTGTCCAGTTCGGCCGCCTGCGCCATCAGCCGGTTCTCCTTGCTATCGGCACGTCCGGCCATGAAGGTGATGAACCAGCGCAGCAGAAACATGCTGGCAATCGCGCCACCACCAGCACCAGCGCCGCCCGCCGCCATCCGCACGGCACCGTCAAACAATCCGGGATCAGTCATTGCGTGCGCACTCATGATTCATGGGCCACAGGGTCTTGGCTAAGGTCGAGGTCGAGGGGGGTGGTCATGGCGCTACCCCGGATAAGCGCTTGACCAAAGAGCGGTTCTGACCCGAATAGGCGGGCGCAATTTGGGGGATGACATGACGGAATGGACTATCGATCGGCTCGACGAACTGATGGCCCATTTCGATGAAGGCTATGCGGATAACTTCGATGAGGCGTACAAGCGGTTCGAACAGGTAAGTCTTGCCCCACCGTCCGACCTTCCCCACGATCCATTCTCGCCCGAATACAGGGCGCGCTATCTCCAGCTTTATCAAACCCTCGCCAACCGAAGTTCCTACGAGGTCGAAAACGAAGGGTGCGAGTTCGATGTCGATCAGTTCGCGATCCGCCCATTCCCCTACTTCACCAAGAGCACCTTGCTCGCCGGCAAGCATTTCTCGCTGATCGGCACCCTTCTGACCATGATGGGCGACCTCAAGGAGGGCTCCCGAATATTGGAATGCGGCTTTGGTTGGGGACACACGACGCTCGCGCTGGCGATGCTCGGCCACAACGTCACCGGACTGGATATCGAGGCGCGTTTCTGTGAGGTGGTGCGCAGGCGCGCGATCGATGCCAAGGTCGATGTCGAACTGGTCAACAGCGACTTCCTTTGGGTCGAAACGACCGACCAGAAGTTCGATGCGGTCTGCTTCTTCGAGTCCTTCCACCATTGCTGGGAGTTCGAGCGGCTGCTGCTGGCCCTCCAGAACATCATCGCGCCGGGCGGGAAGATTTATTTCGGCGCCGAGCCCATCAACGAGCAATTTACCGTGCCGTGGGGCGTTCGGCTTGACGGCGAATCCCTTCTCGTCGCGCGGCGGAATGGCTGGATGGAACTGGGCTTCCACAGCGATTATTTCGCCGAGCTGCTGAAACGCACGGGCTGGTTCGGGCAATGTATCGAGCCGCATTTCTGGGTGGCGACACGGCGCAGCGAGCCGCTCGTTTTCAAGGGTGGCGATGTTCGCCTGCACACGCAGGTCGGGACGAAAGAGGGCGATCTGTTGCGCATCTATGCGGCGGATACAGCCTATGCGCTCTACGGGCCTTACATGACCCTTCCTGCCGGGAATTACCGTGCGGTCATCGACCTCGACGTGGAACCGTTCGATGGGATCGCCACGATGGACATCGCCATTGATGGCGGAAACGTCATTGCTGCCGGGCAGTTCGATGCCAGCCAATGTGCTGCCGGAAGCGTTGAATGCACGTTCACGCTCGGCCAGAAGGCCGAACGTCTGGAGGCCAGGCTTGTCGTGCCCGGCGGCTTCAAGGCTAACGTAAGACGGCTTTCTTTCGCCCCGCTTGATTAATATGTTGGCTTTCACGGTCAGACTTCCGCTTCCCAATAAATTGTTTGGGTTGTCCCGCCAGTATTGTCATGCTTCTTGATGGAAACCGTGAAGTTGGACGCGCCCAGCGACGTTACGCTTACAAATTCACCGGAAGTTGTCGGAGTGCATCGAACGGTTGTCGGGGCGGCAACGAGCCCATGCGTGACTGCTCCGCCATCTGCGACTGAAGTGGCGCCCTTTGCCTGATTAATATATCCGATATTGTTCCTGATATATTTGACCGCGCCGCTGCCTCCGTCAGACAATGTGCCTGAAACGCCGCCAGTCATCCTGTTATTGGCGATGATATAGTTGGTTGACGTTCCCGCATTGACGACAATATCCCATCCGCCATTTTGCGTGAACTCTCCGACCGCGCCTATCGAATTGCCCGTAATCCGGAAATTGTTCAGATTGGCTACGGTCGCGATGCCGTGTGCGCTACACTGGCCGACTGCGTTTCCCGCGATTACGAGATCAGAAATAATGGTCGCCGCCGCATTAATCCCGCTGCTGAAACCGCCCATTGTATTGTCGAGAATGTCGAGTTTCTTGATCAAGCCAGTTCCGGAAGCGACAATGCCATAGGCTGTGAATGTCGCGATCCAGTTACGGGAAATCATAGCGTTACGAATTGTCCCGCCAGTCGGGCTTACTGCGACACCGCTTGCTGAGCCGCTATCAAACCAGTTATCGTATATTTTGATTGCCTGGATGTCATTGCCAGTGGCCGGGGCCAAGGCGACAGCGGTTGAGCAAAAGAGTGTGTGATTATGGCTGATCATAAGATCGCCAGCGCTTGTCACAAGGATCGCAATGGGGGTTTGCGAGCCGTTACTGGTGCCGGTGAATTTATTGCGACGGATATAGAACTGGACGCACCCTTGCGTGCCGTTCGCCGCAGAGATCACAACGCCAGAGCCAAGCGTCCCGATTATCTCGTTGTCCTCGACAACCAAACCTTGGAAGTTTGGCGTCCCTGTGGCCCCAATGCCATTATAGGCGCCTTCGAACCGGCAGCGCCTGACCTTAGTCCCATTCGCGCTGGCGCTTTCGATATAATAGCCGGCAGACCGCGTGACCGTGGACTTAAAATACAGACCCTCAAACTCGACGCCTGGGTCATTCGACGTTGACGTGACCGTGAAGACGTTCGCGGTGGCTGAGGTCGTGGTGATTATCGAACCGAGGCCACCGCCGACGAATCTCATCGGGCTCGCAACCGTGAGCGCAGATGTGACTTTGAACGTGCCGGCAGGAATCCAGAGCGTCCCACCACCTGCGACGATTACGGCCGCAATTGCAGCCGTGAAAGCAGCGGTATCATCCGTCGTTCCGTCGCCAGTTGCGCTGTACGGCGCATCGGTAACACAAATGAACCGCTTGAGATGGTTCCCGACCGTGCCCGCTGCATAGCTTGCGGAATGGGAGAAGCCGACGAGACCCGCGCCGGTCGTGGCGGAAAGCTGGCTTTCCTCGTTGCTGTCGGCGGGATCGCGCGTTTCCAGCGTTACATCGTCAAAGTCTTTCAGAACGACCTTGTAGTCACCACCCGTCAGCCAGATCGGGTTCCACCGCCCATCAGACGCGGCCACCACCGGATTGGCATTGGCATTGGTGCCAGCGACAGCATCAGCGCGGGTCGGATAGGTGTTCTTTGGGGTAGATGTCCCGGTCGTGTAGAAATGGAGCTTGTAGCCCACTCCCACCGAACCGTTGGTCGCGTTGACCGAAAATATACCCGTGTCGAAAAGACGCGCCATACAGACAACCCTGAAACAAGGACTGTGGTTGTCTGGAAAGCGGGCGGGTCCACGACCGCGCGCGAATGCGCTGCTTTCTCGCCATGCCTAACATAATTGAAGGCCAAGGCAAAGGGTGTTACGCTCACCAGATGCGCTCACTATTGATTCTGCCCGTGCTATTGCTCGCTGGCTGTGCCCCGCGTCTTTCCTTCGCTAATGAAGCGGGAGGCGTGGTGAGTACAGTTGGCGTCGCCGGCAATGACCGCGCCTATGCGTTGGCGCGCGAGAACTGCGCGAAATATGGCAGCATCGCCCGCATGACTTCCCGCGAACGGATATCGGCCACCCAGCATTTCGAGTGCGTCAAGCCTTGAGCCTGAGCGTCCTCCTCAACCTGACGCTGCTGTCCCTGCTGCTCAAGAGCAAGGCGGTGACGGGATCACTTGTCGCGCTGGTTGTCTTTTGCGTCTGAGGCGGCGGCCCTTACCGGGATGTTGTCATTTATGGCCGACAAAATGTAGCGCTCAACAGCGGCGGCGTCTTGCGCCAGCGCCGGGTTAGAGCCCGCTATTTTGCCAAGCTTGCCGATATGGGCGATTTGCTGAGATCGCCGTTCCGGAGCATTGACGATCCACCGCGCAAACTTTGGCGACGCCAGCAGGTGCCCTAATGGCCTTTGGATAGCCACTGGCGCGGCTGCAAGCGCAGCAAGGAACGGATGCGCGGTCGCCAGCGCCGATACCGCTCCCGTCGCCGCTGTTGTCGTGGCAATCAAGGAACTGACGCCGCCGGTGTTGGACGAATTGGCAAAGCTCTGCCCAGCCTTGGTGCCCTCCGATATGAGGGCAAGATCATTCAAGGCTGAGCGTTGGGCCGGTGTGAACAATGCCGCCTTGGCCCGATTGTCAATATTGGTCCAGTTCGTCAGGAACGTGCCGAATGAGAATACATCACCCGCCGCATCCTGCTTGCCAGACGTTGCCCTGCCGATATTGTTGATAACACCGGCAGAGACTATCTCCGCCTCTTCCGCCGGCAGAGACCGCATCATCTGGGCGATATGTGCGCTTTCGCCCTTGGTCCGCGCCCAGTTATTGATCTGGTTAAATGCGTCCTGCGCGCCCTTGCCTTTGTCTGGCCCCATGATGGCCGCGCCGACACGCTCCAGTCGGTCCTGACGTGCGCGCCAATAGCGGTTGGCCCGCTGGAACCTCGCCAGTGCGTCAGGGCCCTGCGCGCGCGCAGTCGCCTCCATATCGGCCGACAGGGACTTGTAGAGCGCCCGCAAATCGCTCTGCGCGGTATCCTGCTGCAGGATCATGCCATCGAGGCGTTCGCCAATCAGGCTGCGGAATCCCTTGAGATCCTGCCACGACAGTTTGCCACCCTTTTCGATGGTTCGGGTAATCATGTTGCCGGCGCTATCGAGCAAGCCCGTAGGTACATTCTCACTGCGCCCGACAATAGCGCTTTCAATGCCCTTCAGCCTGGAATCGGACATGATCCCGGCCAGTTCGGAATTGCTCGAAAATCGGCCGTTGACGGTGGCGAGGGCATCACGCGTGTTGGTGAGAACGCTATCCGTAGCATCATCGATCGGGATTTCGTTATAGAACTTTCCGCCGCGCGTTTCCGTCGCCTTTGCCCACTTGTCCATGCCGCGCTGGCCAGCCTTGCCGACTTGGTAGCCATCTGGCGTAAGGCCGCCTGCCACGCGCTTGGCGGCTTCTGCGCCCTGCTTGGTGGCCGCCAGCGCGGCATCGACGATAGGGCCAGCGCCCAATGGCGTCTGAGCCATACCGCTAGTTAATTTCCCGATCGTCGAGCCTCCAACATCGGCAGGAAGAACTTGGACGCCTTGCCGTTCTGCTGCTTCTAGAATGGGCGAACCACCTGATGGTCTGGGGGCCGACTTGACGCCGAACCTCTGCATTAATTTCCCACCAGCGTAACCTAGTGTTGCACCGCCCACTGCGCCGCCCAGTCCTTTGACGAACCTGTCCTTGAGGCCGTCACCAGAACCAGCCCCATAAGCGCCGCCACCGATTGTCCCGACCTTGGCCATTTCGCCAGCAGTCTTGGCCTCCGCTCCGAACGGCAAGGCAATGGCGCCGCCCATCTGACCCGCGAAACGTGAGACGGGATTTACCCTCTCGTCGGCGGCATCGGTCCCCCGTTCATTGGCGAGATTCTGGCGATAGGGCTTGTCGTTGAACAGGGTGTCGCCAGCAGCCGACAGTTCGTCGATGGTGCCGAACGACAGCACGTCAGCCGCGCCGCGCCCAAACGCATCTACCGCGCCGCCGATGGTGTTGCGTTGTTTTTCCCGCTCTTTCGCCCCTGTTTCGTCGGTTACGCTGCCAGTCACGCCCTGTTCCACATTCGCACGACCTTCGTAGTCGGCCTGCGAGCCATAGATCGTGGTCGTTCCATCCGGCTGCTTCACTGAGACCTTGCCATCAGGGAGAATAACAGGTTTGCCGACCTCACCCGCGAAGGCGTGATCCAAGGAGCTGGCCACCGTCTCGCCAACATCGCCACCGTCGAGGATGGTTTTCTTCTGCGGTTCGTCGCCTGCAACCCCCGGGCCACCAGAAACCCGCAACGCTTCAATCGCCGTTTTGCGGGCCGCTGCCTTTTGGGCGATGACGGCATCGGAATCGCCAGCTACGGGGAAATACCGCTTATACTGGTTTGCATATTCTGACGCGCTGATGGCCGCGCCGGATTCCTGGCGCAGGGTGGCAAGGACGAAGTTCAACTGAGCTTGGTCCGCCTTTTGCCGCTCTGGGCTATTTCCTCCGATTGCTTCCGGCAATGCGTTGAGCGCGGCAGGAGCCATATCATTTGCCATTTGCCCCAAATATGACCGGGGCGGCGGCGTCACAGGCTTACCCTGATCCGTGCCGAAAGACGCCTCATAATCAGCATTCGACCCTAGCGCATTGTGATAGAAGCCAACCGCCTTACTCTGCGCCTCCGTCAATTTCGGAGCATCGCCACCACCGATCGGCTTGACAACACCCTGCGCGCGATAAGCCCCCAGCTTTGCTGTGACCTTGGCCTTGATTTCCGGCGTGATGGAAGGGTCGCCGGTCATGGCACGGCGCTCCAATTCCAGAAGCGCGCTGGTTTCTTTATTCTGATCCGCCATTATAGCCCCGCAGCCCTGAGAAGATCGCCTGTGGAGGCGCTTGAGGTATCGCCACCATCTTTTTTGCCCGTCGCAATTCGTCCCTCACGGCCCCTGGCAACATCAAGCGCGCCTTGCGCGATGCCGATGCGCGATTCCCCCTGCCCCTCACTCACCCGGTTATGGCGCGCCGTCTCAGCATCGCCTGCCGCCTGCCGCGTCTCAGTCATCAACGTTTTTACGTCCACCGCGCCCGCCGTATACATGCCCAGCCCCTTGTCGGATAGGTCGGCTTTCTGCAATTCCTGATCGGTCCAGCCGTGCGCGCGTAGGTAATCAATCGCCCCCTGGAAATCACGGCCGCGCTCCTTGACCGGGACCATATGCAGACGGTAAGCGACCGACCCCATAGCGTTGAATTTATTCTCCATGGACTTGCGCTGGCCTTCATCCATTTTGGCGAAGGCGTTGATCAGGTTCGTGCCGGCCCCCAGGTCGATCACCAGAAGCTTCGCGAGCGCCTGTTGATTGATCTTGACGGGCGGCGGTTCGGAGGATGCGGGTATGCCGTTGGCAAGCGGATTGGCGGCCTCTGCCGGCACCGTGGGGGATATGCTTGGCGTAGACCCGCCCTGTGCAGGATCGTATTCCACAAGTCCATTCTTCTGGCGCCACGCCTCATATTTCGCAGACCCCAAGGATTTGCGCATGACATCGGCGTCCTTCGGCAGGATGAACTTGTCGGGCGCAGGTTGCGCCACTGGAGACGCGGGGGCGGCCGTGACAGGTGCGCCCACATATTGGTCCTGTAGGCTGGGCGAAGCGGGAGGCGTGACTGGCGAGGAAGCCCGACCACCGGAGACAAAAAGGTCGGACAGCGCTGCTTTGCGTGTCGCCTCTGTCTCCAGTTTGCGCTTCCTGTCATCCATGGCAATGCGGCGGTCCTGCCCCGCCGTGTACATGCCGATCAGTGAGCCCGCGTCATAGGAGGCCATTAAACTGCACTCCCTGGCATGCCGGCGTTCCACGTTGGTGTTTTGAAGCCCTTCTGATAGAGATATGCACCCGCCAGATTGCCCGCGATGCCGCCAACCGCGGTGCCAGTGGCTTGATATGCCGAAGCCTTTGCATTGCCGGCGTTCTGGTAAGCTTGTTGGATGCCCTGCGATGCCTGCGCACCTGCCGCCGCCGTTGACCCGGTCGCGGACTGCCCAACGCCAGCCATCGCGGCCAGGCGGTTGGCGTAGCTGTCATATTCGCTCGCTGCCAATCCTTCGCCATAACGCTGGATCGCTTTCATCGTGCCGCCCGAGCCGAGAAGCCCGCGTGCCGATGCGGATCGCTCAACCGCCTTAACACCTTCGCCAAGGCGAAAGTTATAGCCCGGTGAGGTCTGCCAACTGGTGTCGACCGTGCCAGTCTGCCCCGCGCTGGTATATGGCGTCAGATCGCGGCGCGAGCCATCCCGCGCATAATGACTTTGCCCAAAGCTGTTGATATCCTCGCCGGAATGAAGGGTGTAATCATAGGCTACGTCTGGCTGGCTGGTGACGTATTTACCCCAATCTACCGTACCTGCGGGCGCTTCGGTGCTAACGCCATACATGGCCCCCAGTTTACGCAGAGCGCTGGTTCCAACTTCGCGATAGGGGGCATAATCCTCGCGGGTTAGGTCATATTGGCGGCGTGATTCCCCAACAGACGCGTCTGAGGCTTTTCCCGCCGCGCTGGCGGCCTTGTTCCCCGCTATGATTGATGCGCCGCCGCCTATGACTGCGGCGCTGCCGATGGCGACGGCTACGAAAGACATTTTACCGCCTCAGCCTCGGGCAGGATCAAGGTCGCTTCGGCCTGCTCCACCGTCTCGGCGGTGGACGCGTGAATCGTCGTCCAGACCGTCTCTTCAAGGGCATGGACACAGTTCTTGCGGCCCGCTGGGATAACCATCGTGGCGGGGGCGGTGATTTCCTCTACGCCAGCCTCGCTGACGATCTGGACGCGCCCTTTCGAGATAATGCATATATGCTCCTGCGCGTGGCGGTGTCCGACCGCAACCGAGCCCACAGGAAGCGTCACCTCTCTGGCATAAAGGCCATGGGCGAAAGTATGGACCGGCTCGATCTGGATATGTGCGTCTGGAACGGCGCGCATCGCGCTTTCCAATGCGGCGACGCGACGCTCCATTGGTACGACGGGCGGCGTCAGATCAACTCGGGCGCAGGATTTAAGCGGGTGAGCCATAAGCATCCAGACAGAAGGAGAGATGGTCTGTCTGGATGATGCGCCGGTCCATCACGCGGCCCGCGCAAAGCGGTATCACCGCGCAAACATTATCACAGGGCAGGGAGGAATAAAAGGTTATATCACTTGGCAGGTAGTGCCGGGCCATTTAGGAGACGGACGTAATGTACCAGGCAGAACCATTGCTTTGAATGGTGACGGCCTGATTTACGGTCGTGATGGCAAGCGTGCCAACGCCGTCTATGGCTTCAGCGCCATTGCCATCCAATGTTACCGCGTTCCCAGTCCCGTCGATCTTCTTCACGACAAGGATCATGCCGACATTCGACGCAACAGCGGGCAGGTTGATCGTTATCGCCCCGCCGCTGGCATCGCCCAGAATGAGATAGTCCGCTGCCGTCGCGCTGGTCGTTGCGGCCGACGTCCTGGCTGCGGCCCGGAGGCCGTTTGCCAGTGGCGCGCTGAGCGTCTTGTTCGTGAGCGTCTGCGTGCCGGTGAGCGTGACGACCGTGCCATCGATTGCCACATCGTCTGCATTGACCGTGATTCCTGTTCCAGCTCCCACCGCGAGCGTCCGGGTGGACGATATATCCCCGCCACCCGTCAGGCCAGCCCCCGAGGTGATGCTGACCGCCGAATGGTCGACATTGCGCGTGTTGGCCGTGTCGAGCGCCACATCATTAGCGTTGATGGTGATACCGGCGCCTGCCCCGACGTCGAAGGTGCGATTGGCCGAAAGATCACCGCCACCGGCCAGGCCAGCGCCGGCGGTCAAGGTCAATGAGGATGCAGCGGCCCCGATTGCTGCGGGCGTAATCGTGACATTGGCAATCAAGGTGGCCCGACCATATTGGTCCACCGTGATCTGACTGACCTGTGATGCGGAACCATAGGTTGATGCCGTCACGCCACTCGCCGCCAACGCGATGGTGAACGTACTCGCGCCACTGGTGAAGCTCAGACCGGCCCCTTGGGTCAGCACCTTGTCGTTTGGGAGGGCGACGCTGGGCGAATAGGTTAACATCGGCGCCTGCTGGATCTGGGCGACAACATCCTCCCCGATGACGCCCTGGACCTTGACCAGCCAGCGATAGAATTCCGGCGTGACCATCCCCGATCCGTTGACAATCGGCGCGTTGGGTGGATTGAGCGCGAAGCCAGCCATCAGCGCACGTCTGCTAGATAGCCGAGCGTCAGGCGCCGCACCGGGTCTGTGATGACCAAACGCATCTGCCGGCTGTAGAAATCGCCCAGCGGCCCCCAGGTCGGTCGCACCGTGTATTCCCCGATGCCGCCCAGACTGCGCCACATTTCATTAGACCATGTTCGGCCACCATCATCCGAATAGGCCAGCATCGCCTGCGGATCGGAGCCTTGACCCGTGGTCAAGCCGACGCCTGCCTCACAAATCAGCTCGAACGAATACATATTCATCCTGCGCCCGTCGCCGGATTCGATGGTTGGCAGTTCGATCTCCAGCGAAATCGTATCACCATCCTCATCATAGACATCGAGCGAGGCGGTATAGAGGTCTCCGGTCGTGTTGCTGCCAAAGACCGTGGCGTCATAGCAGCGAGCAGCTACTCCAACACGCCAATTGGCCATGTCGAGCGATTTCCGGTCGTGCCAAAGTTGCGTCGACATATCATAAACGAACGTGCCGACATCGGTGCAGAGGCAATAATTCTTGTGCCCTTCCTGCGTATATTCGAACGCCCAGAAGTCGGCCGCATTGCGGATCTGATATTCCAGCGCGTGGGTTGAAATGCGCATCGGCGTATAGCCATCCAGCCTGTAAACAATCCGGTCATCACCCACGAAATGCACGCTGTTATCGATCTGGACGATGCTGTCGCGCGAAAAACAGCCACGTTCAATGAAGGCATTGCCCTGGCGCTCGAATGGAAAGTCCGAAGCGCCCGAGTTGTACCAGATCTCAATGCTTTTCTGGCCGTAGAACTGCACTTCCCGGTGGTCGACGATCAGCCCGACCAAATCGTCGGGCGAACCTTCCACCGTGGCGATGTCGAGCGGATCATAGGTCAACGCGTCCCGGAGCGCGGAAATGACGAAGGTGTCATCCCCCGCCACGGTCCAGAGCATGTAGCCGTCCATATATTCCACGTCTGAAACAGCGGGAAGAGTGGCCGGCGTGGTGACAGCGCCAGCGGACAGGACGTGCCCAACGGTGCCGCCGACAATGCAGAGCTCGTCACCATTGTCGGCCATACGGACGCGCCCTGCGCCAGCGATAGCGCCAAGATCAGTCGCCACGCCTGCGCTCGATACCGAGTAAAGACGCGCACCGCCAACCGCATAGAGTGTGTCGCCCATGCGATGAACGCCGCGCACCGGGAGTGTAGGCAGGGCGCAGAACGGCACCAGCCCCGGAATGAGCATCACGGCGAACATGTCCCGCTGGTCGCCATTGCCCTGTTCGGCAAAGCAGTTGACCAGTTTCGACCCGCTCCATGGCTTGGACCGGCCCTCGGTAGATTGTAGTGCGGGCTTGAGGCGCTGCATTACCCGCGCGTGTCCATCTGCATGTAAATGCTGGCAGGCTCTTCATCCCAGCCAGAAAGGTCAGCATAGAGCGCCTGCGCGGTCGAGATGACCAAGCCAGAGAGATTGCTGTCGTTGACCGGATATTCCGGCATCAGCCAAACAGCGGTGCCATAGACCAGCGCCCCCAGCCATTCCTGCGGGAAGTCCGGATCATCCGATGATGTGTCGAAATCGGCCAGGCGGCGCAGATAGGTGACTTGGAGTGTCTGCGCGGCTGCCGTGGCTGTGGAAGCCGTTGGCCAGATCGAGAGCGTGCCAAGAGCCCGCTGCGGGTCATAATAGAAGCTGACCGGGATCGACGCGACGGTCTTGTTCGGAATGTCCTCATATTCCTGCCGGCTCAACTCCTGTAAAGGCGTGTCAAGCGATCCGGTTGTGATGCGGCGGCGGATAGAAAGGACGCGCATCGGCTTGCTGCCGAACAGGGTGGCCAGCGCATATTCCGCCTGCGAGGCGACCAGCGTTACTGAGGCGGCAGTCTTCATCCACAGATGCGGCTTGGCCTGCCATGTCTTGACGAGCAGGTTGAGCGCAATCCGGCCGTCCTGATACTGCTTGGCCGAAAGTGATTTACCCTCGCTGACCTTGCCAAGCTTGCCGAACGCCTGCGCGATGATCTCGTTGGCGGTCAGGGTGAAATCATAGGAGCCGGAAATCGCCACAATATGCTCCTAGAGATCGCTGGGCTGAACTTCGTTCGTGGTCAGGAAATAGTCGGCAGGCTCGGGGCGAGCGTTGGGAACGGCAATGCGTTCGGCCCGGCCGCGCACAAAGTCCTGTGGATTGCGCTTATCGACGAATCTCCAATGCACCATGGCCCCGTCCCACTGCCGGACAAGCTCAGAGAGCGGGTATTTGAAGCCGGTCGCGTCGCAAATACCGACAGGGCGGTCCATCAGTAGAGCGCCAGCATCGTGGTTGCAGTCGTGTTGGTGAAAAGAACCTTATCCACCTGCCAGGGGTGCTCACCAACCGCTGCCGCCGTGTATGTCGCCAGATCGCCGTTAGCCATCCGCACCGCGACATTGCCCGTCACGCCAACATAGACGGCACGCGTCGTCGGGATAACCGTGCTGTCGCTGGGCGTGATGGCGGCAGCACCATAGGCGGAGGCTACATCTGTTGAACGCCCGCTCATTTCGCCCTGCCCTTACCTTTGGCCTTCACGACTTCCGGCGCATGGGCTGGGGCAGGCGCCTCAGGCTCCAGCAGCGGGAACCCACCGTGGATCTGAATATGCGCCTGCCAGCCAAATGCCTCGGCAAGGCTGGGCGTGGTCTTTTCGGCCATCACGCCCTCTGCGGTGAGGATGGTGACCTTGTAGCCACCATCCGTTTCCCTGACCCGCGTAATCATCAGACGGCAGCCGGATTGATCAGCCCGGACTTGTCGGCCGCGCCGGTAATCATCGAATAGTTGTTCTGGAACCCGAGTTTGGTGCCAGTCGGGGCCAACAGGCCGGCCGAGTTGTCGAGGTGCCAGCTATAATTGTCGAACACATAGCCCGTGGAGGCCGTGGAGCCGCCACTGAACAGCGAGCCGCCCGTGGTTGACGTGCTGGGCCGGAACACCTTGTTGCGCCCGATGATGAGGTTCGTATGGCTGTTGGCGCCGAAGTCCACCAGCGTCGCGGTGTCGTTCAGGACCGGATAGACCACAAAGTTGTCGACATAGGTCTGCCGATCGTTCGCAGCCGCCATGATGCACGCCTGGCTGGCTGCGGTTGTGGCGAGGCCAAGCACCTTGTTGTTCGAAAAGACAAAGCCGTCCATCGAATTTGCTGTGGCGTTGCCGGTCACTGCCTTGATGAAATTCAGGATGCTCGAACCGTCGCGGAACTCGCAACTATCGACCGTGAAGTCTGTCGGCGTCGCGGTGCCGGTCGCGGTGTAGGCCGATACAACGTCCGCGAAATTCGCCTTGTGCAGGATATTGGTGACCGTGACATTGGCCGCCGTGATCGGGATATTCGCAGCTGCCGCGCCGAAGGTCAGCGTCGGACGGTTGGAGCCAGTGCCAAGGCCGACAATCGCGACGCCAGCCACATTGAGCGCCAGCTGAGCAGCGGTCGTGATCGTCTCGGCATGGCCGGGCTTGACGAAGATAATGTCCCCCCGATTGGCCGCGCACTGAGCAATAGCGCCCGCAATCGTCGAGAATGGGCTGTTGAACGTGCCCTTGTTGCCGTTGGAGCCGCCGCGCTGTCCGGGCAGGAGTGCCGTGCCGTTATAGACCCAGAATACCTGGCCGGGATTGGACTGGACGATGGGGACGCCTCGGATGGTAACGCCATTGAGGAATCCATTGGGGAAATCGGAACGAATAGCCATTGCAGTTGCCCTTCTATGAACCCGTTGCGGGTCCGGAGAAAACTCATAGTGAGCTGAGGCTGTCCGGCTTGAAGCGCGGACCTAACTGCAACCTGCCGCCTCGGGGCAATGGCATGGCGGGACTGTATGCTATTCTTGGGCGCCACACAAGAGAAAGGCCCCGGATTGCTCCGAGGCCTCAGTTTTAGGTGGTTGGCGGTTAGTGAAGTGTTACTTCACGCTCCGCCTCCGTTGGTAAAGACGCCCCGGAAATCTGACCATCCGGTGCTGTAGCGCTCATAGCCCTTGTACTTGACGTTGTACGTGTCGAAGTCGCCGTCCTGCGCGAACTCCGCCTCGATGCGCTGGAACATCTTCATGCCGTCCGTTGCGTCGGTGCGGACATAGAAGGCATCCGTGTCGGTGAGGAACGGATTGACCTTCGCGCCCTCGCTGAACACGCCCATCGCCTTCAATGCGTTGATGGCATTGTTAGCGGTGTCGTTCTGGCCAACCGACCGAAGGATGCGGGCAGCTTCGAACTGCAGCGCGGTCGGGATGATCAGGGACTTGGGCTGAAGCGCAATCTTGAGGCCACGGCTATCCACAGCATTGCTGATCTGGACAGCGATGTCTTCAAGGCTGGCTTCCGACAGGTCGGCCGCCACAGCAAGCGTGTTGCTCTGGTTGCCAGAGTCGGTCGGGTGCGACGCAGAGGCAAGGACCACGGCGTCGCCGCCGACATAGCCAGCCGTGTGAGCGCGGTTATAGACGTTGGCGGCAACGATTTCCTTGGTGATCCGGAACGAGCGGGCCAGTGCCTTGGTGCGGGCAGAACCGCGCTTCAGGTACAGGTTGTCGTCCATTTCCTCACGGGTGACGATGAAGCCCATGGCATAGGCGATGTGCGTATACCGCGAGGTAACGCGCTGGCCATGCGTATCATAGGCAATCGCGGCGCCCTGCTGCTTCACGGGAACCAGCCCGAAGCCAGAAAGCTCCTGGTCCTCTTCGTAGTTCATGTCCGACGAGAAGGTGTCGAACAGGTCCGTGTAATATTTGGGCGGATCCTTGTAGTTCATGCCCCAGATTTTGTTGAGGCCGGGCCAAAGGAGCTTCGGGTCGTTTGCGGTTGAAATTACAGTCATGGCTTAGACCCCCGCGATCTGGTTGCTGTAGAGATGGCGATTGATGCGGACGATGAACCGGCTCGCATCAGCACCCGTGGAGACCGCCGAGCCCGGATCATTGTCAGCCCGATTGACCATGCCGATGATCTTGAGATCGAGGGTGTTGGTCGTCGCTTCGCCCACATTGTTGAGACACACGCCAGACTGACCCGTGACGGTCGAGCCAGCCGCAACAACAAAGTCGGCGTTCAGGCCGACATCATTGGCCGTCAGCGCAGTGCCGCCCGAAACCTGCTGAATTTCAAACTCAGCATCAGGATCGACGCAGACATAGACGATGCGCAGCGTGGACGCGGCCCGATAGATGAGGCTGTCCCGCGTAGCAGGCTCGACACCAACCACAACGCCAGTGATCACATCGCCAGTCGCCGCCTGGACGACATCGGAATAGACCTGGCCATTGACGAATTGCGACGTGCCGGCGCCCTTGACGGGATCGCCGATATAAATGGCCGTGCCATCCCCTGCCGCGACGGAGAAAGCCTTGACAGCGCCGGTATAGACACCGCCGCTCAGCTTGTTGATCGGACGAAGCCCGAACGGAATATTTGCGTTTGCCATGAGGCACCTTTGCGTTCCAATCGACGCATCAGGTGCCTAAAGGTCCGTCAGCGCTCGATTTCGATGGAGTTGCGATGGCCTGCGGGGCGGTACATTTCACGCTCCGTAAGGCCGCCTTCGCGATCATGACCGTCCTTGATAGCTTGGTCAGTGATTGCGTTTTCCTGCTCCATCTCGTCGCGCCCTTGCTGATACAGCTCTGCCGGCGTTTCCATGAGGATGGTTTTCAGGGGTGCTCCACCGTCTTTGGTGCCTGCCAGACGGGTGATAACAGAACCGGGGTCGAATGACTGCACGCCGTCCTGTTCGACAATGGTGTACCCTAGTTGCTGCATCTCTGCAATACGGTTGCCAGTATCGTTGACGAAGCGGCGATTATAACCTTCACGGGTTGGCGCCGAGAGCTTGGTGCCGAAGCCGCCGACACTTGTGCGGGCGCGCCTTTTCGATGGCGCGACTGCTTCCTTCAGGGCTGGCGATGCCGGTTCCATGGCGGGGGTGGTGACGGCGGGCGCGGCATTAACGGGTGGGCGGCCACGGCGCCGAACAGGTGCATCGGTCATGCGTTCAGATCCTTCGCATATTCATTGAGGTCTTTGTAAATGCCCATGCGGACCATCGATTCCCCGACCTGACGGGCGCGCTGGTCAAGGTCAGCGCCAGAACGCGGTGCCTTGCCGCGATTTGCCGTGACGCCGCCGACTGCGGAGCGGCGGGCTGGCGGTTCCTCAACCTCTTCCTTCTTGAGGCCGAACAGATCGGGGAACTTGTCGCCAAAGCGCGTCTTCACCCGGTCCGCGACCTCTTCAAGATCACCGTCGTCCAGCATTCCCTTGCCGGTTTCTTCCATGATTTTGCGGCCCTGGAGATCGGCATATTGGGTCAGTGCGTCATTTTTGCCAAACCATGGATTATCGACCTGCCAAGCGAGGAATTTTTCTTCCCGATCGATGTCCGTCTTCGGCTCGGCCTTCTCGGTCTTCTTCTGGAGCTTGTCGCGCTGTTCTTCGAGCGCATCGAAAGCGGCCACATCGCCCACCTCTACAGCCTCGCGCTGCTTGGCGGCGATGTCCGTCATCGCCTTTTCATAGCCGACGCGCTCATGCTCATCCATGGACTTGGCGTATTTGATGAACTTTTTGTCCATCTCAGCCAGGCGGGACATCAGTTTCTTGTTGTTCGCCTGAAGCAGTGGAACGACGCTCTCGGAACGCTCCACGAAGTCCTTGGCGCTGACATGCTTGGACGGGTCGCCCTTGAATTCCTCGGGCGGCTTCCAGCCGAATTGGCGGGCCTCGAACTCATAGTCCCGCGTCTCGGGCTGGCCTTCGCCAATCTCCTGCGCGCCATCCGTCTGGATTGCTTCCATGTCAGACATTTTCACTCTCCATCAGGGCCAGGATGTCCGTGTCGTTGCAGATCCTGTATTTCTTCCCATCCGAACCGGTGTGGACCTTCCCGGCGTACTGAGCGATAACAACGCTCTGACCGGCGCCGGGCCTTGCAGCCGACCCGCCCCATTCCAGAAAAGCATTTGAACCAGCAGCAATGAGTGTCGCTTTCGTCGTGGCCCATTCCTCGCGCTCCACCTTCTGGTCAGGGAGTAGAATGCCGCCAGCCGTCTGCTTCTCAGGCTCAAAGGGCAGCACAAGCACCCGCGTATCGAGCGGGGTAAATCCACTTTCATTCTTCATCGGCGACCTCGATTCCGTATTCTGCTGCGACATGATCAGACGACAGGCTCAGGAGTTGGCTCATCAGCACCGCTGAAGCCTGATGCTCCGGGGCCAGCGATACCCCCGTCGCCCATGCCCGGCTCAAATCCGCCACCCGTTTTGTCAGGTATTCCCGGAAGCCCAGTGTCCCCGGATGCTCCGCCCATCGCTGGAATTGCTCCTTGTCCGTCAGGATGTTCACTCTGGCCTCCTTCATGGGCGGCCTCGGCCATTACGCCGCGCGCCAGTTGATCGGATTCTTCGGCTAGGTCGGCCGCAAACTGGGCCATGGCCGCATCGCTGTTCATCGCACCCAACTGAGCCGCCTTCAGGGCCGTATCGACCAGTGACGAGGCCGTGGCGGCGTCCTTGGCCCTGATCTCGGCCTTGGTGGCGTCGCGCTCGTTGGATTGCTTCTTCAATTCCAGCAGAAGCTGTGGGTCCGGCGGTGCTTCCGGCACCTCCATGACCGTCTTGATGTCCTGGATATTGCCAGCCTCAAGACGGCGGCGGGTCAATTCCCTCTGGTTGACATCGGGGTTGCCGACGAACGTCACCAGATAGTCAGCGCGCGCCATTTTCTGGAGGTCGGAGGCAAGGGCCGGGTCAGATACCGGGACGATGTCCAGATCCTCCACCAGATAATCCGCCCTGCCAACCTTGGCCGGCGCATCATTGAGCGCGAAATATTCCTCTTCCGGCAGATGCTCGCCATTGAGGCGGAACAATATCTGCAATTCCTTGCGGAAGGCCCGGTGGATGCGCTTGAAGATGCCAGTGAAGGTCTTCATGCCCTGCTCGACCTGGGCCATGGTCGTGGTGGCCGTCTGAGCCGTGGCTGGGCCGCCGGTCATGATGTCCTGAACGGAGGTGATGTCCTTGGCCGCCTCGATCAACAGGCCGAGCAATTGGAACATCGCCGCAGATGGGCCTGGCAACTCAAGTGGCAGGATATTATCGCGCAACGTACCGCCGCCGACATCGACCCGCTTCCACTCACCCAATTTGAAGCGCATGTTACCGGACTTGATGTTGACCCCGGCACCGAGAAAGCCGCCTTGCGCGTTCTGCAGGCTTGCCGCGTCAATCATCTGGTTGATGATGGTGTCGATCGAGGCCGAGATATCGCCCAGCAGCAACCCGAAGCCGATGTCGTAGAATGACCCATCGGGGGCTGGAATGAACGGGTATTTGGTGAAATACTCGGCCCGTTTGATCGAAACTATCTTGCCGGTCCTGGCGTCGGTCGTGACATCCTTCTCGGAGAAACATGGGGCGATGCGAGCAACCTGCCCATCCTTGTTACAGGTGACGACATAAGGCTCTGGATAGCCATCACCGTCCAGATCTATGCGCCTGTGCTGCTCATAGAACACCACCAGCGCGTCTTCATCATCTGACTGTGACTTGTCGTCCTGCGACACCTCGACATTGATCGGGCGCCATTGTTCAGAGGCGACCAGTTCATGCACCTCATAGGGGTAGTAGCGCAGGACATGGGTGTAGCGCGGCGCTGCCTCGATCGACTTCGCCCAATAGTTGATGACGAAATCCTCGGGCGCCAGCATCATCGAGACATTGCTAGCCAACACTGCGTCATAATAGGATTTGCGAATGCCGCAGCCGACAATGGGCAGCATCAACAGCATCCGGTCGGTGTCTTCCTCCCAGCCATCCATTTTGAACATGAGCTGCCATGTCATGTGATTGGCGACGCGGTCGGCGCGGTCACGCTTGGCGCCGGGCTGGACTTCCCATTGCGGTTGTCCGTCAGGCGCCGCCATAGGCCCCTGCGGCCCCATCAAGGGCTGGCCTTGGTCATTGCCCAGTACGCGCCCCTTAACGAGCGTGGCACCGTCCACGATGGCAGGATAGGCGCGGGCTTGGAACGCGATGCTGGCGACGGTCAGAAGCGGATATTTGACGTTGGATGCGCCGGGCCACGGATCATTCTTCGGCGCATGCACCTGCATCGCGGCCTTCATGGCCTTTTCGTTGCGCTTGTCCCAACCTTCCTTGACGCGCGACGACAGGTCGATCTCGAAATCCCGAACGACATCGGCACCGATGCGGTTGAGCGTTACATCGTCCAGTTCATCGGCGATGTTGTCCATGTTGAGCAGTTCGGCGAGGCGAGCGGCTGGTTTCATGTTCTAATATCCAGTCGTTTCGTTGCGGGTGTCTTCGCGCCATGCGTCTTCGTCATCATCGAACGCTGGCGGGAATAAAACTTCCTTAGCAACGGCCACGAGGCCGAAGGCGTCGGCCCCATGGCTCGACCAGTCATGTTGGGGACCAAGGCCAATGCCCCGGTCAGCGTCACGCTTCTCATGATACCAACCGATCGCCTCGATGCCGCCAGCGCAGCGCTGCTCATCAAAGTACATTTGCGGAAACAGGCGCCGCGCTGCACTCACGCGGAGCATGGCAGCGCCCGCACCTTGATTTGGAATCACGCGAACATTGAATTCAGCTGCTCGCAACGCGCCCTGATAGGTCGTGGCGAATACCTTCTCATGGCTCGCCCCATCATGCGGTAGGATGCAATAGGCCCGCTCATAGCCATTGGTTCGCAGCCAATTGACGTGCGTTGCAAGCGGCTGGCCTACCGCCTCATAATAATCGAGTAGCCGAATTTCATGCCCGATGAATTGGACGATCCATATCGCGGTCGCGTCGGCCTTTGCGCCAGTCCCGCCAATGTCCCAAATGGCGTAGATCGTCATCAACGGGTCAGGTGATATCCGACCCATCCGGCCGTCGTCGCGGGCTTTGGTCAATTGCCGGGCATAATAGGCGCCCTCTGCGACCGTGATGTAATCCCCTTCCCAAATATGCTCATATTGGTCGGGTCGCTCTTCTCTGTCCTTCAGACGGGCGCGGTTCAGGATGTCGGGGAACCATGGGTTGTCGCGCCAGTTCATCTCAACGATTTTTGTTCGTGGATCGGCGCTGTCTCGGAATCGCTTGTTGGTGGAACTGGCCTTGCGCTCAGGGTTCCACGTTATCCAAAGCTCACTGTCTTCCTCGCGCAGGGTCGGGATGAGCTTAGTCCATGCCTCATCGGTGACAGGCTCGGCCTCATCGATCCACGCCAGCTTGATACGGGCCTTCGACTTGATGCTGTTGATGTTGCGGTCGAGCCCGACAAACGAATAGGAAATGCGCCCATCGGCTGTGCGGATATATTTCTCGCCAATATCGAAGTGAGGCGCGAGCCACGGCTCAGACTGTATGCCGGCCTTGATCTCTTCCAGAGAACTATCAGCCAGCGAGTTCATGAACTGGCGACCGCACAGGATGATCCCCTCAACTCCTGACTGCGCCCACATCAGCGCACGAACAGCGGTCATCTTGGCAAAGGTGCGAGTCTTGGCTGACCCACGGCCACCCCAAGCCCCACGTACATCTGCTTCCCCGAGGAAAACGGGTACAAGCCTGTCGGGGATCTGGATTTGAACGGTCGTCATTTTGGCGCGACGCCAATCAGTTCGATGCGACCGATTTGGATCGGGCCGCCATTTTCACCCGTTACCTGCAGCGGAAGAACCTTACCGAGCAGAGGGAGGAATGATTGCGGGTTCGCAGACGCCTGCGCGGTCAAATAACCGACCAACCCTTCATCGCCACCCGCCTTCTCAGCAGCTTGGAGAATAGCGTCCTTAAGGAGTGATGTGGCTTTGTTGGGGACGCCTTTTGGCCGTCCTGGTCCGGGCTTACCCGCGAACAGTTTCTTGTCCGTTTTTTTTACGGCGGTGGATGATGCCTGCCCACTCATGGGCTCAGCTAGATAAACCCTTTTTTATACCTTGGGCACGGGGTAAAATTAAGCCTTTAAGAATTTAACGAAGGTCGCATTCGCAGAATCTGAGAGGTCTTTCCATTCGTCTATTATAGCTTTGTTGTTCTCATATGTTTTCTTGGCCAGTCGAGGCCTATCGGCAGACCTAAAAATGTAGATTGCCGTCCCCATATTGATATCAAACGCAAAAGGATCAGGTGCCGTCTGTCCGTACGTGACCGTGATGGTGTAGGGCTTAGTCATCGAGAATCCTCCCCTCTTGCCGCGCCCACGACTGGACAAACACTGTCTCGGCCCAATCCTCGACACAATCATAATGCCGGCACGTCTCTGTTTCCTCTATCAGCACATCCACCGATCTAGGCTGCTGAATAGACCAGCCGTCCCTGTTGTAATCGTACACCATGCGGATGCCGTCGCTGGCCCTAACGCTCTCCTGATTGATCTCAACCGTGTTGACCTTGGTATCATCAAGATTTGGGTATGTGAGATTTATTGAAAGCGTGCGCTCAACGCGGTTGATGTCGTAATTGCAACCAGCGTAATCGCTCTTTGTGATAACTACCCGCATCACGCGCCCATCCTCTGCAAGTCCCGCATGATCCTACGCGCATCGCGGTAGTCGTACAACCCGCATCGCCGGGCAAGGCTGGCCAGCGTCACCCGCTCCCCGTGGGCAACAGCGTCGGCTATCTCGGTGAGCACCTGACGGCGTCTGGTGGTCATCTGGTTGGGTTTTCTGCCTCTAGCCATCATGCATCCCCCTGTGTTGCGCGTTCTAAATATGGGCGGACATCTTCCCGCACCTGTTCGAGCGCCCTTGTTTGCAACTCAGCGTCAGCGCGGCGCAGGTCTTCCGCATCTCGCCTAGCTTGGCGCATGTAGCGGTCGGTGCGGCGCATGCCGGGGATTCCCATCGTTGCAATGACCAAGCCAATGACTGACGCCACGACCACTGCCGTGATCTCAATTCCCATCATGTGATGCGCCCCTCTGCGATGAGCCAGCGGGTGTAATGTTCGCATTTCCCATCGTCTTCGGGTGTTAGGCCATGAGCGACGTGCGCCTTGAGATATTCCTCCACCAGCGCCTTGGCTGGGTCGGGCTTGGGGAGGAGAGATTGCAGCGCGGCGCACGCCAATGTCAGCGCCACGATAAACCCCTGCTGGTAATTCACATCCTCCCCGCAACTGGGTGGCCCCGGAAGCGCATCAATGCACATCTGCACGGTCCGCTCGCATGGCTTGAAGTCATCCATCGTCTTTGCTCCCTGGTAAATCCGTGAGGCGGTGGCAAAGTCGGTCATGGCTGGCCTATTTTCTTGATCTGGTCAGACAATTGCGACCCGACAAAGAAGATCGTCGCCATTATGAGAAACGTCTCAATCGTGCTGTGACCCCATTTTAAAACCATGCCAGCGACAGCCAGTGCTGCATAAAACATCACCCACAGTTTCATCATGCTTCCCCCCTGTAATGGAATGGCTTGGGTTGAGTGGTCCGTTCCCCGCCGTCAAACTCGCCCATCGTGTTCCGCGCGCAGTTCCAGCAGCGCACCGGCAGCGTCTCGTCCGTGCGGGGTTGCTGGGCGCCGCATAAACACGCTACCCAAGGTGTTCGCTTGGTCATGCCGTGATGTCCCGAACCCGGTTGACGCGATGATCGAACTTCACGGTCGCCACGCCGCACTTGCCGGGTAGCCCCATGCGAACCTTGACGATGGCCAGTTCCGCCTCGTTTTGGGTCTTGTCCTTGCGATGATAGACCAGCCCGTAATCCGCCTTGTTCGACCAGTTCGCGCTATCCGAAACGTCATAGAGGCTGGGGATTTGGTTCGTGCCCTTCTGCGGCTTGGTCGGATGGGCGATGATCCAGAATGCGACATTGTGCCGCTTGGCGAACGCCTTCACGCGCCGGATCGCGCGGCCGACATATTCGGTCATCGTCTCATCCCTGCCGCGCTTGTGTTCCAGCTCATTCCACGGATCGAGAATGACCAACTTCGCGCCGTCCCGAATGACTGACACGCGAGCCGTCTCGAGGAATGTATCAATGTCCATCTCTAGGTTTTCGTCGAGAGAATTGGATATGACCTTGAGGTGCTGCTCAATGGAGCGATACGCCTGCGAGCGCTGCGGGTGATTGTAGAACTCGTTGCTCGAGCAGCCGATAAGCGCCTTCGCTACCCCGTCTCTCAGGATCGGCTTAGGCGCCGTCTCGAAACTGGCGACACAACACGTCAGGTCTCGAGCAACACAGTTCGCGATGATGGTGTTGAGGACGGTCGACTTGCCCATATTCGCGTAGCCGGTGAACACCGTGAGCGTGCCGGGTACAATCTCAATCATCTCGTTGATGCAGTCGATCCCGGTCGGGATGCCATGAACGACTGGCGTGTCGGGGAAGTCCTCGAGGTTGTAGAGACCTACAACAGGGAAAGGCCGGGAACGGGCAACCACCTCGTTGACGCCGCGCAGGCCGTGAGCAAGGAATACCTCGTTCAGATCCTTGCAGCCATCGGGATAGGTGACGAACCTGCACCGCTCCACACCTAGGATGGATGCCAGATCATGGGCAATTTTCAGCCCGACGTCATCGTTATCGGTCGCCAGGATGAAACTCTTGACGCGCTCGAGGTCGGACTTGCTCTCCCACAGATAGGCGTAGGCATTGCCGGCGAATGGGTCGTCTACCTTGCCGCTCGATCCACCGTTGGGGACCGATACCGTCGCGGCGTTGCCACACTGGATGGCAATCATTGCATCAAACTCGCCCTCAGTGATTATGACCGATCCGCCGTGGTCCGCCACTTGGGGCAAGCGCAACGCCTCGGCATTCCACAGGCAGAGGCGACCCCCCTTGTCCATCCGGTGTTGTTTTTCGGAAGTCAGCCGATATTTCCGATTCACTAGAACGCCGTCCAAGCGATACGGGAAGCACAGCCAGTTTCCGGCATGGTCCGCCACTGTCGAGACCTCGAGCCCCTCCGCGATAGTGGATTGGATGCCGCGTTGCTCGAGCCATTTCTTGTGCCGGTCGTGAAGCATTCGTTCCTCCTGAAAATCCGCAATTATGACAAAACCAGACAAGACCGCCGTCGGCCTGAGACACGCTCAAGCATGGCTCTTTCTTGTTTTTCCGAGTGTGTGAGCAGGTCGGACAAAGTTGCTTGCCGACCTTTTTGGGTCGCCAGTCGTTCATAGCGGCACCCTTGGCTGATGGCCGACGATGACAGCGCGGCGGCTGTTGCGGACCCAGTTCCTCCATGTGCCAGCCCAATCGAGCTTAACCGCGTCCTTGCCCGCCTTGGCGTGCCAATAGTCTATGAACCCTGCGCCCTCATCCCGCGCATCTGCGGCGGACCAATGCCGTTCAGACATGGCCCATTGCAGCCAGTCATCAGGCATTTCGAAATCTGCTGAGAGCCTGGAGCCGCGCTTAGCGGCGCTAGCAATAGGTTTTCCTATTGCTCTCTTAGGTGACTGTGATTGTGGCGGGCATTCTTCAAGCATTGCTTGTGGCATGCTCGGAGCATTGCTTGTGGCATTCGCCCAGCGTGCTTGAGCAGCCGCCTTGGCCTTGCTTGAGCGACGCTCAGAATGCGTCTGAGCCGCCGCTAATTCCTGATCGATGCGCTTATGCTTCCATTCCCCGTCATCAACCTGGAACAGGCGAGCGAGTGCGGGCCGATGCTTTTTCCATGCCGAGCGATCCAGCTTCGTTATCTGTTGCAGCACAGCGTCATCATCGGGCGCTGGGCCGTTGCGCCAGTAGTCTAGGATCAGCAGGAGATATGCCCCGTGCTGCTCTGTGGTGAGGCGCTGGGTGTCACCCAGATAGTCACCGACATAGAGTGGCATCCACGCTGTGGCAGGCGCACTCATTCGGAAATCCCGTACGCTTGCAGCAACAGATAGCAGTCCTCGTCCCCCAGTTCGTCAGCCATGCGGGCCTCAAGGATTGCGGTCTTGCGCTGGCCGTCGTCGGGAAGGGCGTTCAGTTCGTTCTGAAACTTCGCCATGGTCGCAGCACGGGCCATGATCTGGGGGAGTAGTTCGCCTATGCGGTGCGTGCTCATGAGCCCGTCTCCACGGTAATCAGGCCGCCTTTGACGGGATCGGTGAACACATAGGTCGGGGCGAAATTCTGATCGTCCACGCCCATGGCATCGGCTATGCCGTCGAGGATGCTTTTGCAGGCGCCCGTCATGCCATCGCGGTCGCGGCGGCGTCTGTCGGGCGGGCTGATGGTCACGGTGAGCGGAATATGTTCCCCCACCCACACGGGACGGAGCTTGGCGCTCTTGGCCGTCCAGAATGCCATTTCGCGCTGGTCTTTCACCGGCTGGGCATATGTCCGCCAGTGATGGCTCTGCCGGAAGTTCGGCCAGACCTGTTTAGCAGGCCATGGGAGAGTGATGACACTCATGCCGCCCTCTCCTCACGACCAGAGCGCTTGGCGTAATATTGGTAGAGCAGCCGGACATGGCCGATATTGCCGTCCTCGAGCTTTGCCATCGCGGCCTTATCCGAGCGGCTCTTGGCCAGATCCAGGCGCCGCTTCTTGCCCGTGATGGCGCGAACGGTCCGGTCCAACTTCACGGCGATGGCCTTGACCCGAACGCCAGCATCGATCATCTGGCGAAGTTCGGCCTCCTCCTCTTCGGTCCAGCGGTCACAGCCGCCGCCAAAGGTCGGCTTGTCCCGCCGCGAAAGCCAGGACTGCACCGACGAGCGCGACTTGCCGAGAATCTTGCCGATATACGCGCAGGCGAACCCTTCGTGGCGGAGGCGCAGGCAGATGTCGGTTGCCTCTTGGGTCCACTCAGCCATGCGCCATCCCCTTGAACCGTCCCCGAGCATCCCGGCGGGACCGCTCTGCCTCAAGGCGAGCGCGATTGGCGCGGACGTGCGCGGCGAGGCGACGGCGGGCTAGGAAGCGGCGGATCATGCTGCTGCTCCTATGAACATGTCGCCTTGCCTCTGAGCATCCTCGATGCGCTTGCAGGCGATGTCGAAGTATTTTGGCTCGCGTTCGATGCCGATGAATTGGCGGCCCATCTGGACAGCAGCGACGCCCGTGGTGCCACTTCCGAGGAACGGGTCGACTATCGTCTCGGCGGTGGGCACGAAGCTGATGCACCATTTCATCAGCTCTACCGGCTTTTGCGTTGGATGAACCTTGTCGCGGTATGCCCCGCGCGCCAGCGGATCAAAGTCAAAGACACGCGCATTGGCGTCAAAACTGCACCACGCTTGCTCGCATTCCGCGAAGTCCCGCCCTTTGAATCCTGCGCCCTTATTCCAGATCAGAAATGCGCGGGATGGCCTGAGTGGGAAATAGTTTCCGCCCCAAATGATTGACGGAACATCGAGGGCCAGTACCGCACCAAGTTCTGGCGCGACCGTATCCCACTTCAGGTCGGCGGCACCGCTAAATTTCAGGCGTCCATATTTGCCAACGCCGCCCGACGCCCCGATCCCATACGGCGGGTCCGTCACCACCGCATCGACCTTGTCCAATGTCGGCAGGATGTCGCGACAATCGCCCAGCCAAAGTTGAGCGTTCCCGATGATGACCGGCTCCCTCATGACCCCTCCAAAGCCCGCAACATTCTGCGGCCAATATTGGCCATTTTCGGCGAAGCACATGCCTTGGCGGCGTTGATCCTGGCCGTGAGCTCGCGGTTGATGGCTTCCGTGCCGTCGCGCTCGGACAGGGCGATATCGCGGGCGGCATGGGCATGGGTGAGCGCATTGCCAGTTTCAGCGCCCCTAGCACAGGCGAGGTCGCGCGCTCGGACAGCCTCATCGCGCTCAACCAGCGCCCGCTTGGTATCCGATGCCCATGACAGGCCGACCAGCCCTAGCAGCCGGCTCATGCCGTAAACGCCAAGGTAAGCAGAACCATGACCGCAGCGGCAGCCGCGATACCTATGCCGGATCTGATGAGTATCGAGTTCATGTGCTGAGCTCCGTGGTTGAGATTTTCAGAAGCGTGCTATTCCGGGACAGTGCCCCGATACCTTGATTAATGCTGTGGACGCGGAGTCCGGCTGGTGTTTTCATAATCGTAATGAATACGAGCAACCCGAATCGGGCCGACCACGCCATCCCCACCACA